AGCAGTTGGAGCAATCCGACTACTGGTACTGGGATGATCCCATCTCCTTAAATTAGGAGTGGGAGGACATGTAGGTGACCCTGGCCGGGCACACCTTCATGGAGAGCGGCCCGTGGGAACGGGCGGATCTACGCAGCAATAGGCTAAGGATGGCGACCCCGAAAGGGCACCATGAAAAGCCTGATGCTGTTCTTGCAGAGGATCCTCCTAGACATGGAGGATCTGTGTGGTACAAGCACCGCTTTGGATCTAAGAACGATCCAAAGTCGTGTCGAACACGAAGGGATATCGTTTTTAACGATATCCTTACCCAACTTCTGTAAAGACTTCGAAAAAAGTCTTGAAGAAGGGAAGGTAGCTCACGATTCTTTTCTCGGTTTCGAGAGAAGAAGAGGGCTCCCCCGACTTTTCGGAGGTTTCCTCGAGCGTGTGTTCGACCGTGCAAGCGGTTTACTGCTTGAGGATCCATCGATCGAGGCCATCTTTGCTGTACGTCAGATGACTCTGGCGTTCGCAAAGATTAACCTTCCTTGCTCTGATTTTCGGATCAAGAAGGCGATCAATGGATATCTTGAGTGTGAGCAGGACATCAGGGCTTCCGATGCTAGTATAGATAACGAGATCGTTATCAGGTACAAACGCATCGGCAAGCTGCTGTGGAGCGGTATTTTCCAATCCATAGATGAGGATATCTTCTATGGTCGTACCGTACCACGGCATGGTCCGGGTGCCACGGCTGATCGACTTAGCAGCAATGCTAAGTGGATCATGCCTGAATGGACCCAAAGACTCGAGAGGTGGTTCCCTCACTGGGAAAACCTCATCTCGAACGGCCACCCCGATAAGCTGGGATGGCTGTCGCCTGTTGTCCTCGAACCTGGTCAGGAACGGCCCGTCAGGGTCATTACTGTACCTAAAACGTTGAAGACACCGCGAATCATCGCCATTGAGCCTGCTTGTATGATGTTCATACAGCAGGGTATCCTCAATTGCTTTGAGCGCGAACTGACCCGGGCTGACTACCCTGGGCAGTTTATCAGATGGGATGACCAGAAACCTAACCAGGCTCTGGCGCTCGAGGGTTCCCTTTCGGGTGACCTCGCTACGCTCGATTTGAGCGAAGCATCTGATAGAGTCTCCAATCAGCACGTACGAGCCCTTCTTGAGGATTTTCCGCACCTGGCCGGTGCGGTTGATTCTTGTAGGTCTCGGAAGGCTGACGTATTTGGCAAGACGATTCGTCTTGCTAAATTCGCGTCTATGGGTTCAGCTCTCTGTTTCCCTTTTGAGAGTATCGTCTTTTTGACGATTATTTTCTTAGGGATTGAAGAGCAGCTCAGTAGACCGCTTTCCAAGAAAGATTTGAATTCCTTTCTTGGTAAGGTGCGCGTGTACGGTGACGATATTATCGTCCCCGTCCACTACGCCACATCCGTGATCCGTATGCTTGAAACTTTTGGGTTTCGGGTAAATCGGAACAAGAGCTTCTGGACTGGCAAGTTCCGGGAGTCTTGTGGTAAGGAGTATTACGGCGGTGTTGATGTTTCCATCACACGCGTTCGTAGTTTACTTCCTACCTCACGGCGGGACGCTGGAGCGATCTTGAGCACTGTTTCTACCCGTAACCAGTTCTATAGAGCTGGTTGCTGGAGAACAGCTGCTTTCCTTGATGAGGTTCTTGGGTCAGTTCTGACTCATTACCCCATCGTAGGTTCAAGATCACCAATTTTAGGGCGGTTTAGCTTCCTGGGCCTTGACCCAGATTCCCTGAAGCTAGATACGAATCTACACTTCCCCATAGTCAGGGGTTATGTAGAGGATTCCAGGCCTCCTTTCGATAGATTGGATGGTTATGGCGCCCTACTCAAGTGCTTGACACAGCTCACTCTTCGTGAGCCTGGTGTTTTGCCAGACACCAGCGAGCATTTGGAGCGTTCTGGACGCCCCTCAGCGCGTCGCATCAAGCTGAGGTGGGGACCCGCCCTTTAGGGTAGGGTCCTGCGACCTGTTTACAGGTCGTAGTGAGGAGACTAGTTCGTCTCTTTTGAGGCGATGCCGTTGCTAGTGATAGCACCGGTGAGCGAGCAGAGGGGGAACACCTCTCTGGCTACGGGGGCTGGAATGCCTCCGTAGTTTCTCGCTCCTAGTTCTCGGGGAGATGCACTGGCAGTGCATCTCCTCA